TTATCCCATCATTCCGCCACTTCTTGTTTCAGTTCTGAGCACTTCATAAACCTGAGCTTTAGTTAATCTAGCAATCTTCGCAGCTAAAGCAGGATCACCTTCCCCATCACCAAAGTTATTTGTTTGGTTGATGACAACCGTTTTACTATTTGACTCGCCTAATGCTTTATTCAGATTAGAATTGCTAGTAATTTGTCCGCTTGCTCCTGGCGTGAATAACTCAGGGCCTTTCTCCCCAACAAGATATGTTTTCCCACCACCAACATAACCACCACTCGCACGAGCACCCGAAATAGTGACGCTTTTAAGTTGATTCAAAACTGCAGCACCTTGACTTGCCACAGCTGCCATATTCGCAAATTTCTGCGCAGGCGTAACCGCTGTAGGGTCATTCATGGCTTTCATAACTGCAGCATGTAAGTTAATTAAGGATTCAGCGATTTGAAATGATTTAGAGATAGCAAAAAGCGTTCGATATGCTGCCGACTGCTTACCACCTGCCGACTCCGCCAATCCTGCCAATCCATCAAATAATGATGCGGCAATATTTAACTGTGTCGTGAGTGCTTGTCTATCTAAATCTTCCTTGCGTTGTCGATACTGATCTTCTATTAGTGCCTTGGCCTCTTCGAACTGTTGAACATTGATAAGTTGCTGTTCATAAAGTTCTTGCGCCTTAACTAGCTGATCTTCTCGAGTAATATCGCTTTGGACATACGGATCATTACCTGAACCACGAATATCATTAAAAAATGACCGCACTTTATTTGCTCTGTCATTATCTTCTTTGATTTCTTTGGCTTTCTGTTTCTCTAATGCCTGATCGTACGCTTGAGCCTCTAATGCTAAATAATGCTTTCTTAATTCTAATGCACTTCCGAAATTTCGCTCTTTAGCTTCTTTTTCAGAAATAGCCATCTTATTAATCGTCTCTATGCGTTGCTGATGTTGCAAGGCTAGTTTTTGCATTTCATTGGCATACTGCATATCCAAAGACGCAACATCACTCGTTTTACTACCTGAGCCATGTTTAGACTTAACAGATGTTTTTTTATTCTCGCCTTTGATTATTGCGGCAAGTTGCTCATTATAATTTTGCTCAAGTTTACCAAGTTCTGAGTTTCTCAATTGGTCAATTGTTTCAAAACCACGTTTTTTAATTTCAACTTCACTTAGAACAAGATTTTGTATCGCTTTCTTGTCTTTTTCATGTTGCTCTGTTAGCTTTTGTTGTCGAGATTTTAGTTTATCTTCAATTTTTTCGAGTTGAGCCTTACCGGCTTTCTCTTTTTCTTCTTTCTCTGCTTTCTTGCGATTAGCTTCAGCGGCATCCGCATCAGCCTTTTGTTTATCTTGCTCTGCTTTTAATTTCGCACGTGCTTTATCTAGGTTGGCTTGCTGGCGTTCCATTTGGTCGCGCATTGCAGCCAACACCTCATCGCTACCATCAAAAGCCCCAGATTCAAACTGTTGTTCTAGAGATTTTTTGGATTTCTCTAGGATAGATATTTCATTCTCTAAGTTTTTAACATGGGTAGCAGTATCAACCCCTTTCATCGCTTTGGTTAAGTTAATAAAAGCGGTCGAAAGACTATCTACCGCACCTTTAAAAAACTTAGTAATACCTGTGGTTTCGGCAAACTGTTCTTTTAGTTCATCTGTTGCTTGCCCTAGCGTATCTAGAGCGCCAGATAATGTACCATTTGCTGATGATTCACTAGTGCCGCCAACACGCTCTTGTAACGCTTTAAATATAACTTCTTGCGCCTTAGCTTTATCACCAGTTTCAACAAACGAATTGATTAAATTCTGCTGTTCAGAGGTAAGCTCTATGCCTTTTCTTTTTAGGATAGATATTGCATCGGCTGGACTTTCTAAAGCGCGCCCAAGGTTTCTAGCCTCACTTGAAATATCAGTACCAAATGTTTCTGCTAAATCTTGAGATAGCTTGATTGCCTCTTTAAATGATTCCCCAGTAACGCTTTTAAATGTCATCATTACTGACATTGCTTGGCGAACACCGTCTGTACTAGCAAGCGTATTCATCGCAACAGATCGAGCAAACTCATCTAATTGTGAAGAAGAAAAACCAACTGCTGCGCCAGTTGCTCTTAATTGAGCCTCTGTTCTAGCCATGTAACGCTCGGTTTCTTCGTAAATTTTTATCCCATCACCTAAAGAACTTACGAAAGAAACTACTGCACCTGTGGCAGCTAATGCCGCTGTAGCTAATCCACCAATCGCAATTTTAGTGAGATTAATACCACCATGCGTTTTCCCAAAACCATCTAGAGATTTTTTAGCCTTGTTAATTTCTTCTGTAAACTTGGCTGTCTCTGCCTCGAGTTTTATTTTTAAATTGCTAATCTGGTCCAATTCTCAATACTCCTGAATTTGCAGCAGACACTTCCATCATTTCCTCATCCGTCATTTCTTTTGGCGGATCATCAGAATTAAAGATAGAAAAATCTCTAGCGGTTACAACCTGTTTTGCAGCTGCGCAGTTATAGACCGAACTTGTGATTATTCCGTAGCCATAATCAAGCATTTCAAGCGTGAATGGTCGTGCTCCGAAATATTTATACCAAGAAAAATACTCCGTAAGAGACATCTCACGGAGCATTCTTCGGTAGTCTGCACGCTTAAATTCGTGCGCAAGTTTTAAAACAAAATCAAGTTCGGCCTCTAGGCGTTTTTTACTTCGCCATCCGTACTCTCAGTTTCTTCACGCCCCTCAGATTTAGGGAAGTTACACACATTTTGAACAGCCTCTAAGACCAAATAAAAGTCGCTATTGGTAAGCGTTGTTAATACTTCTTTTTGCAACTCTTCAATAGTTTTATCTGTTTGAGAATGTGACAATGAAAAAGCGATTAATCTTGCGTGAGCCAACAAGTTATTTCTTGTCATTTGATTCAGTTTTGCATTAATTTCCTTTTCTGTATCTTCCGTTTTGATTGGTTCGGGTTTTTCTAGGGAATTCATATACTCGATATATTCGAGATAATCTAAAGCTGATAACTCCGATAACTGAAGAACTTGACCACTGACTTCAAACTCGATTTGTTTTAACATAATTAATCACCTGCTTGATTTGTTTCAGCTAATAACGGTTTACCAACATTGGTTAGCTTGATTGTACGAGTCATTGTCTCATTTTGTGGGACAGCTTTACCTAAAGATGAAACCCAAGCAAAATATACATCTCGTGTACCGTTTGGATATACAACAAGGTAAAATTTCTTCTTACCGCTATCAAAGTCTGTGACGATAGCTTGTTGCGCAGCATCGCCTGGTAGCCATGCAAGAGTGATTGATGTTTCACCCGCTGATTTAGCACCTTGACTTGTTGACTTCCATTCTGCATTTGGATCATCTAAGTAGTTATCTTCATAACTTTCTGCGGTCACTTCGCCAGGCGATAACTCTTTAATTTTTGCAATACGCTCCCAGTTGTCGGCTTTTTTAATTTCTGCCGCTGAAATTGTGCCACCTTGAATAGCGGTAGTTTCTTTGTCATCTTTTAGACGGAAAAACTGAGTGCCTGCGCCTTTCATTGGTGTAGTGTCTTTCTTAGCCATTATTGACCTCATAAGTGATGTTGTATTGAATGTCGGCAGCGATCCACGTTGCCATTTGTTCGTCTTGCTCGTAATCAAAAGACGAGAATGCAGTTGTTTCGGTTAGGCTTACTAATGATTCTTCAACGATGCCGCTTTCATAGATTTCTTGCGCAAGTTTATCTAGGTCATCTTCTCTAGATGCTGAGCGCATAAATGCTGCAACATGTAGTGTCGCGTGTAATGTTCCGTCTAAATAACCAGTGGGCGTAACATTACTAATAAATACCGCTACTGTTGGACTCTGTGTTTCAATATCGGTGAATGATGGCTTACCATTGCTAAATTCCTTAACTTTTGGTAAATGCGGTTGTAAAGCATCAATGACTGCCTGTCTGATCTTCGAATGAATTTTCATTTTTTTACCACTATCTGTATTTGCCTAATTAGTTGATTTCTCAACTCCATTGGCATTTCCTTTTCGTACGCTCGTTTAACCTCTGAGTGAAATGCCTCTGTAAGTGGAATTTTGAGTGGAATTTTGACTACATCGATAGGATAACGATCTTTCCCTTGTCGTTGCATTACTTGAGTTCGACCATTCTTAAGCTCTTGAATAAACGACCGTTGATAAAAACGATTCCCGACTTTTAGTTGACCTTTATTTTCGCCTCTTCGAATAAATCTCCCATCACCTTTAACTAACCGGATAACGGGTAAATTTCCTCGGTTAACTTTAATAAATGCACTTAATCGTCTTGGCTTGGCTCGTTCTAGTTTCGCTCGCCCTTTAATAAAGCGATTAGGCACATCCACTTTCTTGGACGTATCTATTACAGCTCTCACCATAACTTTTGCAGCAACATTATTAATCGTGCGCGCCATAGCTTGAGGGACGGCTTTTTTATCAATATCCGTTAGAACCTTTTTGGCTTTTTCGATGTCGTCATTAATTGCCATTAGTAACTCGCATCCTCTTCAAGTTGAAGAATAATCGTTCCCGAATTAAAGCTGAAACCACTGATAATATAATCAATGTTATTTATTGTTACGCGGTCATTTTTCTTTGGTTTATAACCAGAAGATTTGAATAGCGTAAGTGTGCGATAAACCCCATTAATTGGCTCAACTTCTTTAGGTGATTCATCTAAAACCGCTTTATATTTTTTGCCGTTGATAACATAGACGGACATCATCACATCTGATATGACTTTGTCCACCTGTGCGAGTGCGTCGTCAAACGGACTAAGCGTTGATCTTGACATCTACAGTGCCCATCGATGTGCCACTAGCATGCCAAGCAATCCCTAAACGCTTGTTACTACCTGCGGTAATGGTTGCACCATCGGTTGCTGACCAGTAAACAATTGCACCTTGTTTAATGTCATCTTCCGCTTTTGCTTTCACCGTAAATACACCTGCAGTTAAGCCAACGCCTGTCTCATTTTGTGCAACATCAGATACTGAGATTGCAGCAAGGTTTTCTAACATTACTACATCACCGCTTTTTACAGCAGCGGTAGCGGTAAAACGAACGGTGTTTCCGTCTTGCATATAGTTTTTAGCCATATTTAATGATCCTTTAATTTTGATAATAAAAAACCGCACTTCGGTTAAAAGTGCGGTCGTTATTTAAGGCGATTTAAGTTACTTATTGGTAACTTTTACAATGCCACGGTAGTCAATCACGTTAACACCGGCATCGATGCGTACCTTGGTAGATACACCATCAACAGTGAAACCTTGTTGTTGCTCCATGTATGGCGTATCAATGCCGTCAAGGTAAGAAACTTCAATTGCTTCTTTGTTGATTAAGTACCAAGATTTTGGATCGGCAACTTGTAAACGTGCGGATTTAACTGTCGGCACAATGTCGCGGATTGGATTGATAATGCCAGAATTGATATCAGCCCCCTCTACACTTGCTGAACCTAGAACTTGTTTAGCACGAGTATAAAGTGAGGTTGGCAACAACATAAAATCAGGCTCAATCGCTAATGGTTCACCACGAGTATTGACAAAGCCATTCATCATTTGAATTGCTTTATCAATATTGGCCACATCTAATGCGGCATTATCAAATGAGTTTTTGTGCGAGGCATCAAATAATTTTTTGCCATCTTGCGCAATCGCGTTACCAGTTAATAACGCAAACACTAATTTAGCGATGGTTGCACGTGCCGCTTGTCCCATTTTTTCAGGAATTTTTGTCAACAAGTGCATATCGTCATTGATGATTGCTTGACGAGTAATGCTAAATAATTGCCCATAAGTCGCTAATGCAACGCTAGCACCCTCATCACCGATTGTGCCGTAGGTGTACTCTTCACCCTCACCGACTTGCGGTAAGTAGCCAAAATCACCCAAGCCAACACGTTTCGCTGCACGGAAGTCGGTTAATGTGCCACGAGAGGTAAACTGATCAAAGTTTTCCGCTGCGGTTTCCCAACCTTTGAGCAAGGATTTGTGTGCCACATCAATTAAGATTTGACCAAAGTCAGAGCTTGAGTGGGTAAATGCTAAGCCAACCATGCCCATTGCATTTTGACCTGCAACGCTAATACCACGACCGACCAATGACGCACGAGCAAGCTCACGCAAGGTCATTGCGTTGTAGGCATTATCTTTAGCGTCTGCTTTATCTTTGTCGATGCCTGCACGAGCTAACAAAGATTGTTTCACGCTATCGCCAACGATGTTGCCGTTACCTGCATAAGGCGTTGCAGTTGCACTTGGGGTTGTACCTGCACCAAGTTTTGCTAATAATTTGTCTTTGGCTTGATCTGCGGTAATTGATAAATCACCTAAACACTCCACTAACAAATCATTGTGCGTAGTACCAAACGGTGCAAATACCGCTTTAATGTCAGCGTTGCGTTTATTTAATTCGGCTTGCACTTGTGCAGTGTTATCTACCGGAGCTGTTGGCGCTTGATTTACTGGTTCGGTTGGTGTTGGTTGTGCAGGGGTTGATGTTGCTTGTGGTGCGGCTACGCCAGCGTTGCCTTGTGGCTTAAACAACATATTTTTAATTTCATTAGTAGTTTTTAAACTTAAAGGTTATACAGCCGGAGGTTTAAGTATTCTTAGTGCAGCTATCGTAGCTGCTGTTTGTTACAAGATGCCAGTAGATAAAATCGCTGGAGCTGCAGAACAAGGTATTGTTTCAGGTTTATGGCCTGTTGCTAGTATCGTTCTTGCTGCAATCTTCTTATACAAATTAACAGTTAAAATGGGATTCTTCGATGTAATGAAACAAAGTATCTCATCTATTTCACCAGATAAAAGAATTCAAGTTCTTCTAATTGCATTTTCATTCAATGCATTCTTAGAAGGTGCTGCAGGATTCGGTGCTCCAGTTGCTATTACAGCCGCAATTTTAGTAGGTTTAGGTTTCAAACCTTTACAATCTGCTGCAATTTGTTTAGTTGCTAACATCGCTGGTGGTGCTTATGGTGCAATGGGTATTCCAGTAACGGTTCCAGCTACATTAACAGATTTAGATGCTTTAACACTTGGTAAAAATACATCATTAATCTTATGTCTTGTTACAGTTATTATTGCATTCCTTATCGTATTTATGGTTGATGGATTTAAAGGAATCAAAGAAACATTCCCAGCAATCATTGTTTCTGGTGGTGGTTTCGCAGTAACACAATTTATTTTCTTAAACTTCGTAGGACCAGAACTAGTTAACGTTTCTTCTGCTATCGTGAGTTTACTTGCTTTAATCGTATTCTTAAGATTCTGGCAACCAAAACAATCACTTACTGCTGAAACTAAAGAAATTTCTAAAGATGACAAAGGGACATTGTCAGGTAAAGAAGTTGTTAGAGCATGGACACCGTTCATTCTTTTAACACTATTCGTTACTTTACTAAACACTGGATTCTTCAAACAATTAATCCAACCTGCAAACCCTAAAACAGGTCAAGCAGCAGGAGCTTTAAACTCACTAATTTTCAACTTCCCATACTACATTGATGGTACAGTTGCACGTGTTGCTCCTATCGCAAAACAACCTACTCCAATTAAAGCAGTATTTAGTTTTGCTCCATTTACTTCAACTACAACAGCAATTTTACTTGCAGGAATTTTAACAATTATTATTTTTAGAGTTAACAGTCGTATTGTTATTTCTACAATTAGAGAAACAGCTGTTGAATTATGGGGACCAATCTTAACAATCTGTTCAGTACTTGCATTTGCTTACATTTCAACATATTCAGGAATGTCATCAACACTAGGATTAGCATTTGCTAACACTGGTAAAATCTTCCCATTATTCTCTCCAATCTTAGGATGGATCGGGGTATTCTTAACAGGATCTGTTGTTAACAGTGGATCATTATTCGCTGGATTACAATCAGTAACTGCATCTCAAATTGGAATTGATCCTTCATTACTTGTAGCTGCTAACATCATGGGTGGAGCTATCGCTAAAATGATCTCTCCTCAATCTATCGCAGTTGCAGCAGCAGCCGTTGGATTAGTTAACAGAGATAGTGAAATCTTTGCTAAAACAATTAAATGGAGTGTTATTCTTCTTGTTCTTACAGGAGTGCTTAACCTTCTAATTACTCTTAGATAATTTTAAGTTAATAAAAAAGAGATTTGGTAAAAAATACCAGATCTCTTTTTTTATAGGAATATTATGCAGCATGCTTATCGCAATGACATTCTCCTGTTTTGCAGTTTCCACATTCACAATCTTCTTTTGCATTATGGCATCCACAAGCACAACCTTCTTTACATTCACATGTTCCTTCAACACAGTTTCCACATTTACAATCTTCTACTGCATCATGACAGTGACAGTGGTGTTCACATTCACATTTGCTCAT